CTCCGCCAAGCCGACCTTGTTCTTGGTACCTTTGGTCCTAACTCCCGGAAACGCAGAAAAAACATTATCAGTCGGGTCGCCTCGCATGCACTTCTCAAAAAGAAGCCACCCTGGATCCGGTATCTTTTTAGGTTCCTTAGTTTTCTTGTCGAGGACCGGTTTACCTTTCGCATCAAATATTCCTTCAATCGTGATCAATTCATCTGTAATACCATTGTACTGTTTTACATTTGTGGACAGCAGTTGAACAAAGTCAGTGTCACTGCTTATAATCACATGGTCGTCAGCAGGATGTAACGCAATCCATCTTGCTATGATGTCGTCACCTTCTGCTGTGGCGCACCTTATAACACTACAGTTGGTTTTTTCAGAAAGATATTTATTCAAAGCATCGAAAGTTTCCCAAAACATTTGGTCTTCTTCTTGTTGTGATTCGGTTAATGCTTGTCTAGCAACTGCTCGATTAGCTTTATAAGGCTTGTAAGCATCTTTGCGCCAGCTACGCCCTTCTAGAGCAAAAACCACATGATCCGCATTAAATCTACGTGCCATTTTATTTGCTGCCATTAATGTAATATGCAGAGCCATACCAATCTTTTCCCAAGTATCAGTACCTCGGAAAGCTCCGTGACGGGCTCTAAAGAATAAGTTTGCTGTATCAACAAGCAAGTAGTTCATATAAGCCTTATATTAATTTGTTAGTGATAATGTATTGTAACACATAACGATTAAAAAAGCTATGAGCATCTTTACCAAAATGGCAACTATTTGGTGATACTGTGTACATTTTATTATCTTTGATTAAATTGGAAAAGGTCATTTTAGGATCGTAAGCTTGGAGGAAATTTACTCCCCAATCGTACGGAGCAAGATTGGTACTAAAGCAGGTGTTACTGTTTAAAAATAAATGTGGTTTATTTGTATTCTTGAGTTGTTGATGAAACAAGTATATGCTGTCATGCTCTAGTTTTTCATCAATCCAATCGTTCCACATTATTATTATTAATTCATTTTGGTTGCGGCCATTTTCTAACCACTGTTTGGTTTCATTTATAATTTGTAGATTATCGTTATTGCTAGTGACGGCACAGTGTAGTCCGGCCCTAAGAGCTAAACTTAGTAATTTACCCCAACTGACGGACACGTTGTCTGGATGCGGCAAATGGCCCATCCATGCCAGCACAGGATCATCTGACGCAAATATGTAGGGATTGGTTGCTTCTGCTGCCGACACATGAGTGCTACCATTTACATATAGCATCATTTTTTTAACAATCTCAGGGTTTCCGATTCTGCTACACGTTTTCTTAAACTGCTAGAGCTGAAGCTATGGTCTCTTCCATTAAATACCAATTCAATGTTGCGTTGGTAACATTCTGCCATTCCGGTAAAATCTTTATCTTGGTATTCTATACCTAGTATGCGAACATCAATTGGCAATATCAATAACAAGTCTACAATGTCTTGCTCGGTTTGATATATCACTACTTCGTCTACATAACGACACGCCGCTAGTTGTATCTGTCGCTCGACTATACTTTGTACGGGTTTATTTTTAGTATCTGGCCTATCTATAGTAGGGTCCGTTTGTAACGCCGCGATGAGATAATCACAGTGATTTTTAGCTTCTGCTAACATGGCTATGTGTCCGGCATGTAACATGTCAAATGCCGAGAAGGTCACACCTATTCGTTTACCCTCTGCCTTAAGTCCTTTAACTTTATTAAATATCATTGAAATAATCCGGGTTGAGTAATTCTAATTCTAACACATCATATTTGACTGTGCTGTTGGTTTCGGCTAGCTCACACCAATATTTGGCATTTTCCGCCGCTTCTCTAGTTTCAAATCTGTCTTTCCAGCCTAGTGGGGTGTGGGCTTTGTAAAATAACACACTGCTGCCGGTATCCCTTGTCAGCATATAAACTATCACTGTCTTGGGTTGATTCATTAACTTACCTCGCTACGACCATCTCCCACATCGCGTGATTTAACCACACGATTGTTCATGGCTTCGTATTGTTCAAAAGTTTCTAATACCACATTACGACAGACAGCAGTAAACCATCGGTCTACTATGTCAGAGTCTGTATCTTTTGGAGACATCTGATATCCATGTCTAATTAAATCGGCAACAAATTTATCGTTCCAGTCTAATTCAAATGACCCATTTTGCATGTCGTTAGGGTCAACCTCCATGCTTATCATGTTTACATATGACTCGCCTTTTTCTGTGGCAATTTGTTTAGCTGATTTTGCCGCTTCTTTTACCGCTTCTGCTGTTGTCTTTTTCTTAAATCTATCAAATATTCCCATTAAGTCCCCCATGCATTCTTGAAAAGCGGCACTTGTAGCCTATCACTATACCTCAATCCACGTTTCATAGCTGCCAAGGCCACTGCTTTATTATTTAAAGAATATACGCTCTCTACACCGCCCACCGGCATCAAGTAGACATGACCTGTGAATCCTGCCTGCTGGAATTCATCTATGGCACGTTCGGCATCTGCGATATCTTCTTCTGTGGCCACGACGAATTTCAAGTAGGTAGTACCATACTGTTCATATTCGCACACTACTTCTGGTTTAATAGCATCTTCCCACTTTTCGCCAGAACACGGAAGTTTAGCACTGACTGAAAATGTAACTTCACGCCCATAGCTTTCATCAATGTAATGATCTAAATAATTTTTAAATTCTGGAGTAAGTTTCTGAGTACCATTTGTTTCAAAGGTAATTTCTTTCAACGCCTTCATTTTAGGATTGTTCAGTAAGTCCGGATAAGCACGTTGCCAACCTAGTAACGGCTCACCGCCTGTAATAACTAGGTGCTCGTCTCGCCACTCACCATGTGGCAAGATCTCCATGATACGAGCCACGATGGCATCGGTCTCCAGCATGGGACTGAGATGTTTGAATTCTGGCATCCATGATGCGAAACTGTCGCAGCCCGAAGAAACCAAAGGCAATTCCTCGTATTTTGCAAAAGGATAAAGCTGATGGATAGAGGCTACGTCCTCGGCTTCGGTACTCAATGTGCCTTTAGGCATACCAAAACCCTTACAAGAAAAATTGCAGCCAAACGTTCTAAGAAATACGCTTGGGACTCCCATATATCTTCCCTCTCCCTGAATTGAATAGAAAAGTTCCGCTACTTTAATTTTACTCATATATTGTCGACCATTCGCTTAGTTTTGTTGCCTTTTTATTTTGTGCTGTATTCAGTTCGGCTGGCGTGTATAGTCTATGAGACGCCAATAGGTCAATCAGTAATGCGACATCACCTAGCTCTTGTATCAGTTGATCTCGTTGTGTGCCTTCGCCTTTTAGATAATCTGAGTCCATACCAAAACGTCTACATTTACTAATGGCTTGAATCACTTCAGCACATTCTTCTTGTAGTATATCTAAAATTTCGTTTATTTTATTATTCATTTAGTCCACCATTTTTCCCAGGGAAATTCAATCCAGATGTCATCCTCGGCCTTGTTTATCTCTACTGCTGAGTAGTCCATCTTGACGTTACATTTACTAGCAAGATTATCTACCACCACTGCGAATCTCACGTTGTAATTCCATACTAGATTATTCCAACGCTTTTCGTCCGGTAGACAACTGCTACGCCAGTCTTCCATAATCCAATTAAATGTAGCGCCTGTGTCATTGATATCGTCGACGATTAAAATACGTTGCCCTTCGAAAGCATCTTCTGCTAGTCCTAGATTGCTAACAGTATCGCCACCGTCTCTTAAACTGACATCTAAACTGATCATTTTTACACCCAAATATTGGCTGATCAATATAGCAGGCATCAACCCACCGCGTCCAATGCCTACAATAATATCAGGACGCCAGCTATCTTTTGTTATTTGTCTCAAGATTTCCTGACAAAGACGTTCAGAATCTCTCCAAGTTAATTGTGTTTTTTTCATATTACTTTCCATAGCTAGTATATTTAGATATTATATACTAGCTAGAGAAATTTGTCAACCTAGTATTTGCCCAATACCTTCTTCGAAACTTCTAGGTTGAAAATGAGGCATGATGCTGCGTAGGGTAGATATGTCGGGCCTGCGTGTTTTTGTAGATCCAGCCTTGCTAGGAATTTGTTTCCATTGTGGGGTTATTTTAAGAGTGTTGGCAATTATGTTAACCGCATCGTTTATAACTATTTCAATATC